ACACCAATCTTTGCCTTGATTTGGGTCTGCAACCTCGCGCATCTTTTCCAACACGCTTCTGTGAATCATTAAGCAGCCTGTACCTGCTGCATCTATTTCAAAAACTGAGTTCTTGTCATATTTATACAAGGGCAAGAATCCTTGTGGCGAATCTTGAAAGATTGCAGGAACAGGTTTTGGATAAGTTTTGCCAGGAACACCGAAACCTGCAAAGACTAAACCTGCAACAACAGGGCGCTCTTTGTCGTGAGCTGTATTGCATAAAGCATCAAATGCTTCAACTGAGAGTTGCTCATCACTATCAAGCATCAACAACCAATCAGAATCGGTCATTTCTAAAAATTGTTTTACAACACGATTGCGTTGCTTTGATAATAACCCTGAACCTTTGACTCGCACGAATGGGCCGAGTTTTGAATTTCTAGCGCCTGAAAGTTGGATTAGTCTGAAAGCAAAAGCGCCATTGACCATTCCTGGATCGCAAGATCCAATTGTTACTTTGTGACCTGTTTTCATGTGATTCCCCCGAATCTTAGAGGTGAAGAGTGGGTAAGTCGGGGGGAGCCTACCCACTCTTCACACTATTAAAGAACCTTCAGATTAGAAGGTTGGTGCTTCTATCTTTAGAAGCTAGGTGCCGACAATCCGGTTCCTGAGATGATTGAGGCTGCTAGTGGATAACGCTCTGCTGTGTAAGCAGCGTATCCGTACACGACAGTCTTGATTGTCAAGTTTCCTGCGCCTGTTGCATCGTAACGAAGTGTGAATGGTGATCCTGGTTGTTCCCAAAGGTGAGACTCACCTGCGTTGACAACATAGATTTCATCCTGGTTTGTTGTTGTTCCGTATGTAGTTCCAACATTTGCATCAGTAATGATTGGGAGACCCATCATCTGATAGCCAGAGTTTCCATATGCAGAACCACCTGTTCCAACACCTGCTGCATTCATTGGGCCGTTAGCCGCTGGCACTACTAGTGGGCGGTTTGTGCTGTCAACGGCGGCTAGCAAGAAAGCTAATCTCCGCGGATGCATTATGAAATGTGTTGGGTTTGTGAATGAGTTTGTCTGAATCTGTTGAATCGCATCTGCGAGTTTTGGATATAGCAGACCAACTGTTGGTGCTGTTGATGTGAATGTGATTGCGTTTCCGCCTGATGCACGAAGGCCCTTGATTGTGCCGGCTGTACCTGCACCATTTAGGATTTGTGAATCAAGTGTTGTGTGCCATGACTTGATCAAGTCTGCTGCAACGAAAACATCAATGCCTGTTCCACGCTCAATCGCTTGGCGTGATAGGTCTTGCTGTCCTGCAATTGTACGAACATTCACAGTCAGCAATGTATCGTCAACATCTGTCTCTGATACTGCATCGTTCTGTGTAACCTGTACGGCTGTTGATGATCCTGTTGTCATGCGAGAGATATTCAGGGTCATGCCAGATGGTGGAAGTGTCATCTTGTTTGTTGCAAAGTCTGCGAATGGGCGACCTGCACGAGCAAGTGGTGCTGCTAGATCAATGAGGTACTGTGGAATCACAAGACCTTCGAACTGTGCAGTTCCAACATCGCGGCGCTCAATCTCTTCTTCGCGCATATGGCGAGCAAGACGATCCTGTGCTGTGAAGTCTGACTTGAACTGTGCGTTGTAAGCATCCTTGAAGAATGATGAATCTGAACGCTCTGAGTATGTGCGTGATTCGCGTGTGACTGTTGTTCCACCAACTCGTGGTGTTGCAACTGCTGCAACTGAAGAGCGAATCTCAGATGCCTTTGCATCTGCATCTGCTTGTGCCTTCAGCTTTTCGATCTTTGTATCTAGTGAGCGTGCCTCTTCTACGAGAGCATCAACCTTCTCGGTTTCCTCAACAGTAAGGTCGGTGCGATCCTCTGAAGCGACTGCCTCAAGAACTGCATCCATTTCTGCCTTTACTGCATCACGGCGCTCAACTACTTTGTCAAAATATGACATTTGGTCTCCTTGTGAGTTTGTTGTTTTGGAAGTGAGGTGGTGGCGATGCTTCTCACGGCGCTTTCAGGGTGTGAGTCTCGCTCCGACTTCGATCTGTCAGATTGCTGACAGAAACTTATTTTGTATTGTTGATGATTGCTTTTGCTAGGCGAAGAGAAATCTTGCGACCTTCTTCTTCGGTTGGTTCAGGCAAGGCTTCGATGTAGCGAAGTTCAGACATTTTGTGACCAACTAAAGTTTCTGTTGGTCGGTAGCCATCGCGGAATTCTTCATATACACGAATCAAAACCGCAGCATCATCTTCTTCAGCTTCAATAGTAAAGTCTGTGCCAGGAATGTTGAGAGTGCCTTCTTCTAGGATTCGTTCAATGCGACCCTTAGCAGTTCCACCGCTTGAATCCCATTCAACAAAGTCGCCTACATTTTCGCGTGATTCTTCTTCAATTTCGCCTTCTGCGCCTGTGAGCATTGCCATCATTTCAACGGCTTTCATGATGTATTCATGACCTTCGCTCAAGTCATCAAAAATTGTTTTCAAGACGATCAAAGATTCACCGGTGACTTCACGGCCTTCCTTGATTGCATCTATGGCACTTCGCAATGCCTCGCGTGCTTCAACACTTGTTGTTGGGTAAGCAGGGTATGTGACGACTGAGACATCGCCATCAGCAAGTGAAACTTCTGTAAGAACACGGCGACTTCTATCATCTGACCACTTCTGACGAATCACACGGAAGGCAAAAGACATTTGGTCAACATCTCCGCGCTCAACTAACTTGTAAAGGTCGCGCCCTTCTGATGTGTCTGCAATCTCTGCATCCATATACAAACCGCGATCATCTTCAGTCAGTTTCAATGTGCCATTCTTTGTGCGAGCTAATGGCAGACCTTCATGGTTGATAAGCAATCGCACATCAGGTGTTTCCATCAAAGTCTTGCGAAAGGCTCCCGGTGCGATGCTCTCCTTGAAAGGAAGGGGAACGCTTGAATCATTAAACACGGCTGCATATCCTGAAAGGCGCATTGTGCCATCTTCAGCTTGGCGTGCTTCAACATCTCGCACGGTGAATGTGCGGCGTTCAATTTTTTTCATTTTGCTCCTTGAATCGGATTCGGCATCGAGCGCATCAATCTTGCGTTGCGCCCAATTTTGCGCCCTGTCAGAAAAGTTGGAATCTCCACCCCACAACAACCAGGCAACAAGACCTGCGCCTGGATACTGTGAGTCTGAAGGATCGCTGTTTTTTGGTGCTTGTCCATCTACTTGATGGCGAGCGAACCAGGGTGCCATCTTGCGAACTTTGTTTTCGGTGATTCGACCTGCTGCCATTTCGCGTGCTTCACGCTTTGTGCCTTCAGTTAAACCATCGCCCCCAAAACCTTCTTCAAGGTATTTGAGACCTCGTTGAGCATTTTCACGAATGAAAGAAGGAACGCTCAAATCTACTGCACGAGTGTTGATTTCCCCACCCGGTTCCATATCCTCTGAGATAGATACTGCGACCATTTGATCAATTGCATCTTGCTTGTTTTCGTGGCAACCAATTGTTGTGTATGAGCCGTCAGTTTCTTCTTTGACAGTTGCCCAACCTGAACAGTCGCTTTGTTTATCTGAGATGAAATATGGCATTTTTATCCTTAAATCAGAAGCAGAACTTCTGCATCGTCATTGAGTACGGAAAAATCAATCTGCGAAACTGCATTTATTTTGACAACGCCCAATGATGCAGAAGCACCTGCAAGAATCACACTTGGAATCTTTGGTTCAGGTGTTGGGAGAACAAAGTTAGGTTGAACAAAGTTCGGCATTCCGAACGATCCAACAACGGCAGTTTCAGGTTGAGGAATTGTTGCCTGTGCTAGAAGTCCACCAAGAGGTGCGCTTGCCGAAACAAGGTTATCAATCCGAGCAGTTGCACTTGCATTCAGAGAACCGAGAGTTGCATTTGCAGTTGCAAATGTGATCGGCCCTAGAACATCAACATCGAGTTCAGATGTATCAAGAATAAACTGCGCCATATCAGCTCGCTAGTGTGAGCGATACTGTCAGAGAACCGCTTGGAATGGTAAAGGTATCTCCTGCGGTGTAAGGATTGCCTGTGATGGAACCACTAAACAGGAAGTTGCCTGTTGTCGCATTATCCCAAGCCGTGAAGAATGTCGCATCCTCTGAACCTGCAATGTTTGTCCAAGAGACATCTGCATCTGAAGTCAATCCGCCACCTGATGCAGCTCCAAAGGAAACTGACTGACGAGTTGTCTCAGTTGCAGGATTGCCTGTGCCATTTGCGCCTGGGTCGCCGATATGTAATTTCACAAAGACATTGGCTGCTGAATAGGCGGTGGCGTTGCCAACTGCATCAAGAAACTTGTTTGCAAGATATGAACTCAGACCTGTTGCCATTATTCATCCCCCTCAACAAACTCTTCAATCACTTCAACAATGAGGTTGTTCTCATCGCGGATGATTCTCTTGCGAACACGAGTGCGTTCAATTGTGTTTGTCACATTGACAGTTGGAGCATCAACGGTGACATTCGGTGCCTCAACATTGACCTGTGGTGAATCAAGCATGACCATCGCAGGTTCAATCGTCACATTAGGTGCTGCGACATTGACTGTTGGTTCAGGAACTTGAAGAATCATATGTGGTTGCTCATTGCGAGCCTCACGAGAGTTGACCTCATAGACAGATGCAGGATCGCCTGGGTCAATTTGAGCAATAGGTTGCAACTGACTTGAAGGAACTCCTGTGTGTGCCATCGGTGGCATTCCAATCGCAGCCAATACCGCTTCAGGGTCATAGCCGACTTGAACGAGTTGTGTAACGATTTCAGCACGCAACTTGACACCAACATCTTTTGCATCGCTTGCATCAATGTTTTGCAATGGCACGCGATAGTTGTCGCCATCAGGGATTGGTGCCATATCTTCCATTGCATGAACATCGTTCAGGCTCAAGAAACCCTCACGCAAGCCCTTTGTGTAGGCTTCGAATCGCTCAAGAGTTGTTCCGCGTAGTAGAGCATCAAGATTGAACTTGATGAAACCATCAGATTCAGGAAGTAAAGTGCTGAAAGATTGCTCTAAACGCTCAAGCAATGGGCGCAATGAGTGTTGAACAAATGAAAGATTCTGTGCTTCAACAGATGCAAATGACATCGCACCTGCAACGGGATGACCCAAAAGGCTGATCGGAACGCGGAACAAGCGTGCAATATCTTCCACATTGAAGCGCCGTGTGTCTAGCAATTGT